ACATCTTAGCCAAAAGTCCCAATCGCTTCCAGAGATATATTCATCTGAAAATAAGCCAAATCTTTCGTGCAAAGACCTTCTCCAGACTGGATGATTATGTGGAAGATTAGCCCGTAACATGTTTTCTAAACTAAATTCACCAGTTGTGAATATTTGTTGCTGACCAGACAAATCATCTTCTGTTACATTTTCTCTGTCAACAACTACATTATAGCAATATGCAACATCAATATCCTGATTCTTATCAAGAAAATTCACATGTTTTTCAATGCAGCTATTAAACAGTCTATCATCAAGATTTGCATTAGTTATATATTCTGATTCTGAATTTTCAATCATATAATTCCAGCATGGATATATACCGGGATCATAATCTAATCTCTCGTACCGAATATTGTCATATTTCTTTTGATATAACTTTATGGTGCTATATTCATCTTCTGGGCTATTAGCATCCAAAAGAAATAGCTCACATTCTCGAAAATAGGACTGGCGTGTTATGTTATCTAAAAATCCAGATATGTGCTTACTACCATTATATATTGAAGTGATAATTGTTATTTTCTTTTTCATGCTGACATCCTGTAACTATGTAAGTCAATAAGGTAGTAACTCTTAGCTGCTTCATAAACCTTATTTGAAGCTACCATACTTTCCCATTCTTATCTAGCTCACTATCTATAACCATGTAAATTACCAAAACCTATATTTATAACTCAATAACTAATATATCTGAATAAACCATTACCAATAAAAGAGAAGGTATTCTAAATATGTTGATTACTTTCCCTTTTACTGGTAGAGTTATATTAATCTGTGTTAACTATTACTTAATAAATAGAGAAAAAAGTTAATTAATTATCTGTGTTCTTATTCTTCTTTGTTTATAGATAAATACCCGGTTTTAAAAACCTATTGGTAGATTACCTAAAGTGCAAAAACACAAAAAAAATTTGTTGGATTAGAACGAATCATTAATAGCCTGCACCAAACCCAAAATGGGGTATTCGTACCGTTGAGCGTTGTCCCACTACATTCCCAAACGCACGTCACAACAAATTGATGATTTTACTTGCCAACAGAGGCTGTAATCCGGAAAACCAGCAACCGAACAATAGATTATAGTCGCGATTCAGAACAAAAACGTAAAAAATCTTGAAAAAGATCTGAAAAACCGAAGACAAACCGAGATTCTACGGATATAATACAGCATATCAGTTCACTTTTGTCTTAGCGTTGTCTAAATTTCATTGTAATTTTGGAGGAACTTATGAATCAAGTAGAGTTTTTGGAAGCTTTGGCGACTGTTGGTAATCAGTATGTTTGGTCATATGATAGCAATCGACTAACAGGTATTAGCCGAAGAGGAACAAATAGAGGTGTTGCTTTTAACCCAGTAACAGCGGTTGCAAATTCAAGTGGCGTAGGAGTATTCAGGAATACAAAGAGGGATACATTGCGAGCAGCAACAGCGATTGGAATGAGTCCAGAACTTGCTAATGCTATTTATTCTCAGTCAAATAGAGGTCATGCTCAAATTGTTCGCGGTAAAATGCTAAGTACATTGTTTTAAGAAAGTAATGCGATGATTGGAAATAACGAAGTTAGATTGATTGGAAATGTAGTTAAAGAACCTGAAACCTTTTCTACAACAAATGGTAATATGGGCAAATTGAGAATTGCGTGTAATACTAAACGATTTGATGGAACAGAGGACAGTTTGTTCATAGATGTCAAAATGTTTGGTAAAACCTATGATGATTTGGTATATTATGAAATTAATCGTGGCGACAAGGTTATTGCTTGTGGAAAACTTGTTATTGAAGAATGGACCGACAAGGAAGATAATAAACGAAGAGAGCCTGTAATTTATGCCACAAACGTAATGAAGTTTCATAAAAAAGCAAAGACTGAAAGCTTTTAATGAAAAAATACAAAGTCTCAATAGTGTTGAAGGATCGTGAAATAGTTATCTTCCTGTCAGAAAGGTCAGCTAGAGACCTAATAGATCAAATTTACGATGTCTTTAGTGGCGAGTTTGATGATAATTGTATAGAAGTAATTAGTGATGAAGTTGGATCTAGAGAGACACTAATAGTAAAAGCTGATGAAGTAATATACGTTAAAACTCAAGAGGTTCTATCAAATGAGTAAAATCAAACGTCAACAAAAAAAAGAGCAAGATCGTAAAAAAAGAGTCAAAAATAAGCTCTTAAAAAAGAGAGCAAATAAAAAAGAACTTGAAAAACTACAAAAGGAAGTTGATGACTTAAAGGCACTATCAGAACCAAAGATGACACCTTATAGAAAAGCTATCAATGATTCTTAACATTAATTGTCCAATCAACACTACATCCTATGGATATGTTTCATGTAATTTTATAAAGGAATTAAAAAACTTAGGATACGATCTTAGACATATTCTTATAGGCAACTCAAGAAGTCCCGACGAGGAATTAGCACCTCATATACAGAGCGTGCTGTCCCGTTGGGACTTTTCTTATTCCGCACCGTGTCTACGAATATGGCATCAGTTTGACTTAAATCCATTCTATGGTAATGGAACAAGAATAGGGTTTCCTATATTTGAATTAGAAAAATTTAATGCAGTTGAAATGCATTCCCTAAACAACCCTGATGAACTTTTTGTCTGTTCTGAATGGGCCAAGAAGGTTATAGAAGAAAACATACCAGATAAAACAAATCATACGCATGTTATACCTTTGGGATATAATCCTGAAATATTCTTACCATGTGAAATGCCAGACTCTGATTCTACAATATTTGGCAATTTTGGAAAATGGGAAGTCAGAAAAGGTCATGATATTTTATCAATCGCTTTCAACAAAGCATTTGAAAAACATGACGACGTTTATTTAGTGATGATGCCAACCAATCCATTTAACACGGAAGAAGAAGATAAAAAATGGATAGATCAATATAAAAATACAAAACTTGGCGATAAAATATTGCTCATTAAACGCCAAAAAACTCATAGTATGGTGTATAATATTATGAAGCAAATTCATTGTGGTATTTTTCCATCAAGAGCAGAAGGTTGGAATTTAGAGGCATTAGAATTACTGGCCTGTGGAAAACATTTAATTATAACTAACTGCACCGCTCATACTGAGTTTTGTAATAAAGACAATGCTCTTCTTATTGAAATGAATAGCGGATATGAATCAGCCTATGACAAAAAGTTTTTCAATGGTCAGTTTGACTGGAGAAAGATAGGTGAATCTGAAATAGATCAGATGGTAGAATACATGAGGTATATTCATAAACTTCGAGTAGATGGTAATTTATCAGTAAATAAAAATGGAATTGAATCTAGTAAGCAATATACTTGGGAAAAATCAGCTAAAATACTTGATAATACTATAAGAAGTGTTTCACAATGAAATGCAATTTAGTTATAAGAATATTAGCAAATAAAGAAGATTCAGATGATTTTCTTATATATGTAGATGAGTTTGGTAATTTTCCAACTATTGAATTAAAAGATAACGATGATATTGATTTAGTTATACATAATAATTTATCTAAGTATTTTTATACATGCATCGATAATATTATTATATCAAAAACAATATCTAGTGTAAAAATAAATAAAGACACATTAAGCATATTCTATAATTTCTTTTCATATAATACGCCGTCATTAAAATCTGGATCTTTTATAGACTTTAATAAACAAAGCATAAATTTATATAGATTTGCTAAAAACAAAGGAAATAAATGAATAACTATATTAAGATAGGAATTGACGGACTAAAAATATCAATGGATATTGAATATGATAATTTTGAATCTATAAAAACATTATTATATTCATTATTCAGTCATTCGTTAGATGAAATTCTTAAAAACATGATAATCAATAAAATTAATTCTGGAGAGTTTTGTCCTGAAATTAGTGATGATCAATTACAAGTTTTGCTATATCTTATATCATATAAAAAAACAGGAGAATTAAATTTAACATCAACAACAGAAATGCCAATTATTAAACCTAGCGAATTTTCATAAAAGGTATAATAACATGAAAAGAAAAATAGGCTGGGAATTATTCGAAGAGCCAAAAGAAGAAATAGTTTTGTTAGAAAATATTAACGAATATGAAGAGGATTCATTTGATATTGATCAACAAGAGAGCATGATGAACAGCATTAATCCAATGGATATACTTTCATTAAACTCAAAAATATACACTCCTTTTGGACAATATGATAAAAACAATCCTTTCAATCCATACAAAATGTTTGAGTGCTGGATAGGTCATACAAATTTTGCCATAACTGATGAAGTTTTTAATACACTTGATAATAAAATAGAAGGAATCGGTGCATTAAAAGTTTTATCAAAATATAGATTTTTTATCGGAATTGAAAAAATGTTTTCTTTTCCTTTTGTTAGATCTAGCATCCAAAAAGAATTATGCGGTAATTTAGATTTTGAAGATATAACGCCTAATGATCCAGACTCTGCATTTAATCAAGCCATTCACAAGATTAATGATGCATATCTATCGATTAAAACCGCAAACAAATGGGCGATATTTATCGGTAATGATGGAACAATAACAACATTAGACCATAATGACTTTGAAAACGATGAAGAATATCAAATGAATTTAAATAAATTAAAATTATGTAAAGATGGAAATATCATTACATGTGATAACACATAATGGCGTATTATAATAAGGATCTGGATTGATATTTTAGGACAAAATGGACAATGGTAAAGTAAGTCTGGAGAATTAAAATGGCTTTACTACCAAATACGATTATCTATGGTACTACTGGAAATAACAGCTCACCAACAGAAAAACGAGACGGCGGAACTGTTATTGGTATCACTTCTGCTAGCGACACTGTAAATGGACCAATTACTCAGACATTCAATTTGACTGATAATGCCATTGGTGGAGAACGCAGATCTCTAGTTATTGAGGCGTCCGGAGCAGCACATTCTTATAGTGCTCAAAAGGCTTACACATCTGGTACGTTCGCTTATGATCAAAGTGAATTTATCATTCGAGGCGTGACTACGAAAATCAACAACGTGTCAAACACTGTGTTGAAAATCAATGGCCTTCCAGCAAATCGTCCTCATACTCTTGTTAGCAATAAAGGCAAAGGTGCCAAAACAACTACAGCATATCGTAGTGGATATTGGAGACCAACTGGTATTGCTAATCAGAGAACAAATTGGAGCACTGCACCTGCTACTGCTAATGTAGCTTTTGTGTTACCTACAAATAATGGGTCTGACGCAGTTGATCAAGGTCAGTATGTTACATATCGCAGCGTTCCCGGCGAACTTGTGTATATGTACGGTGCTATTGATGCTAAATTAGCTGACTATCCAGCAAAATAGTATTATTCTAACCTCCGGTAGAAATGCCGGAGGTTTTTATATTTAACTTTGATATAGCAGAGATAATAATGTCAATATCAATAACTGCATCAAATGCAATAAAAACTAGCGTATCTTTATCTGATACTCAAAGTAATACTATATCTACATTAACTGATTCTAAAAATAATTATGTACCTTTTACATATGGCAGCGGATACAATCAAATTTCAAATGCCGGAAGTATTACTGGCGTATTACCATCTAGTGGATCGTATCAAATAGATTTTCAATCTATAACACAGCCAATTTTTGGATCAAATCAAAATATTAATTTTAGCGGAATCAAACAATTATCCATATATAATGAGTCAACACAATATGGATATGACTTATCTATAACCGCTACAGGATCAAACGCTTGTACAAATGTATTTAATGGCGAATCTGGAAATTTCATACTAAAACCATACTCTGTATTTAATTATACTGATGTCCATTATGGATTCGAAATATCGGCTTCTCAAAGATACTTACAACTAAATGATCAAGGCTCTGGTGTAACTTATAAAATTATAGTAATGGGTGTAGAACCAGACTTTTACGTAACTCCACCATCAATGGCAGAGGAAGAGGCTCCGCCGCCGCCACCATAAAGAAAGGCAAATAATATGGGATCTGAAAAATTTAAACTCGACACTGCTGATTTAATTTCTCTTGGAAAAAATGCAACATTAGTTGCTGTTGCTGCTGGACTAACATATTTAGCACAAAATATTGGTCATTTGGATCTAGGCTCTGCGACAGCCTTTGTTGTTCCAGTTGCTTCACTCGTGCTAGACTCTTTAATTAAATGGACTAAAGATAATACAAAGTGAGGCAAAAATGGAATCATTAATTGGATTTGGAATGTTATTATTTTGTGCTTGGAATGGTTTTCAGGCATCAACTGTGGATGGATTTGATTTCACTACGCGATGGTATGCACAAACAATTATTAGCGGACTAGGAGGGCTTTATATTATGATTCCAGAGGTTAAGAGAATATTATCTAGTCTTGGCGATAATATTCCATCACCGCCAGACTATTCCGAAAAGTATCAAAAGGATTTTGAATGTCTTTCTTATCTAAGAGATAGATGTATTGAGAGTGAAAGTAAAGAAGGTTTGGATTTAGTTATTCAACTAAACACGATTTTATTCAAAAAGACTTTACCGTAAAAGGACAAATGATGATAAAGTATCAACACATTACAAATATCCTTTTAGGATTATTACTGATATGCTTTGCGTCGTCTTTTGGTTTTTCAGCCAAGTTAGTTCCTGAACCAATTGCCAAGAAAACTGTAGCTACTGAAACTCCAGAACTTAAAAAAGTTACGGAAGAGTTCAATAAAATCGAATCCAAAGACGATAGAGTACTTATTTACAAGCTATTTGCTGGAGCGGCAGAATATCTCAATAATTGTCAGACAATGACTGAAACATCACAATTTGATCCACTTCTCGGTAAAGTACAAACATCGTATGGATGGGATCGCGAAAGGTACTCAGCTTTTACGGATGTTGTTTCTGACTACCTTATTAGTATGGATTATGAAACGCCTAAAAAATTGGAAACTAAAGATCAACGTAAGGATTTCGCAAAAATCTTTCAAGGTTTAGCAGAGGCAACTAAGTATGAGTGATCTATCGCATTTGGGAGGATGGGTAAATGATCCGAAAGGCGTAGATCTAGCAATGCAAGATCTGCCCTTTCCAGTATTTTCTATGCAGCATCAAGCAATCAAAGGCACTGGTGCTGGAAAAAAAATGTTATTGTATGATATCATTAGAAAAGTTGCTGGAACATTTCCTGTTCGTACACAAAAAATAGGAGACTGTCTCAATGGGTCTGCTATGGTGAAAATGGCAGACGGGTCTGAAAAACCGATAGCCGACATAAATGTTGGTGATATTGTAATGACTCCTCAAGGTAATTTAAAATCTGTAACAGAAATCATTAAAAAGCCTTTTGTTGGCAAAATGGTAAAAGTATCTGTTAAGGGGTACAATAGATCTGTAACATTGACTCCTGATCATTTATGTATGACTCTTCCAAATTTTAGAAGAGGTAAAAAAAATAACAAAAGTCTTATATCATGGACTCGTGCGTCTAATTTAGATATTGGCGATAAGTTTTTAATTCCAAAAACATCATCACATCTAGATATTGAATACGATCTAGCAGACCTATTACATGTTGAAACAATAAAAGAAGATTCCGATTTTTGTTCAATGAGAACAGCTCCTGTTCCTTCTGGAAAAATCAGAGCTAAAGGTTCTAATAAAGATGTAAATAGATATATAAAGTTTGATGAGGCATTAGGATGGTTAATAGGCATCTATGCCGCAGAAGGCAGTCATGACGAATCAAGAATCACTTTCAATCTTTCTCATGACGAAACAATACTTGCAAAAAAGATATGTACATATGTTAAAAATATATTTGGCATTGAATGCAGTGTTTATCAGGTGCCTTCAAAGCCAACAGTCTTGTATGTAAGAATCAGCAATAAACTCGTATCAGAATTTATTTATCAATTATGCTGTGGCAATACATACACTAAAAGACTAGATAGAAAACTCTTAATTTCAAAAGAAAGCGTTAAACTTGGAATTTTAGCCGGTTGGATGGATGGCGACGGTCATTTAGGAAAGATCGGAGTAAGTGTAAACGAAGATCTGATTAATGACATGTTTAATATTTCTATTTCATTAGGCATAAACGCAACAATAGTTAATAGAAAGCCAAGAAACGCAAGTAAAAAATCATACGCCTTAAATCTAAATACAGCATCTATATATGAAGTAGCTAATAGATATGCATTAAAAACATCTCATAAATGTATGATGGATCTAGGAAAAGCCGCAACTATCAAATCTATTGAATATGTAGATCCAGAATCTAATTTTGTATACTGCATTGGTGTTGCAGATGATCATGCTTTTATAGCAGACGGATTTGCTGTTCATAATTGTGTAGCTTTTGGTGCTGCCGGTGCTGTTGATGCTGTTAAGTGCGTGGATATTTATCTTAAAAAAGAACCAGAGTTATGGGTGGCTGAAACTGCTACAGAAGATATCTATTGGGGCAGTAGAAATGTTATTGGCAAAGGCAGATTGGGCAATGGTGACGGTTCTCTTGGAGTATGGGCTGCAAAATACATTAATCAATATGGATCAATTCCAAGAGGTAAATATGCCAATATTGATTTGACTGAGTATAGCGGGTCTAGATCAAAGACTTGGGGTAATGCCGGATATAAATTACCTACAGAATTTGTAGATATCGTTAAAGAGCATCCAGTTACTACTATTTCTCAAGTTAATTCATATGAAGAGGTTAGAGATTTAATCTTTAATGGATACTCTGTAACTATTGCTAGTAATCAAGGATTTTCCTCAAAACGAGATAGCGAGGGTTTTGCAAAACCGTCAGGGAGCTGGGCACATCAAATGTGGATCTGTGCTGTTGATGATGAATATAAACGTCCCGGAGTTTGTGTTCAAAATAGCTGGGGTATCTGGAATGGAGGTCCAAAACGTCACGATCAACCAGATGGATCTTTCTGGGTCGATGCCGATAGTATTGAACGATACGTTCTAAAAACGGGCGACTGTTGGGCGTTTAGCGGATATGTCGGATTTAAGCCACAAAAACTTAATACGAGGATTATCTGATGAAAAAAAGCACGTTTCTATTACTATTGCTTCTCATTGCAGTTTTTATTCCATCTATAAATACTGATCTTGAGCTTGGTGGTAAGAAAGCATTTTCTATTGATATTGCTAAAAGCGAAGGTTATGTAGCATTTATTGTGAACGGAGATCAAGGAAGTGTTGACAATGAAACAGATACTATTACAACATGTGAATGCAATGGCGAAAAAGTGATTGAGCATGGAGATGGCCACAAAACACCATGCCAATGCATCAACTCTGGTGACGGCGTATGTCGTTGTGAAAAGACTGTTCAGCCATCATTTATTGGAGTCCAAGTCTTAGCAATAAAGCCAAAAAAAAACATCATATGCTTTACTGCCGATTGGTGTGAACCCTGTCGAAAATTTAAAACAGGAGAATTACCAAAACTAAAAGAGGCAGGTCTATCAGTTGGTGAGGCTAAAAATGGCTTCCGAGAAGATATAGAGCTTGTTAACATAGATAAGTATCCTGATCTCTGGGAAGCTTATAAAAAGAACTCTACTGGCATCCCCTGCTTTGTTATCCTAGATTCGCAGAGAAAAGAAACGTTTCGTGCCAACGGATACATTCCCGGAATGCATCAAACTTTGCTGAAAGCCTTCAATGAGGCCAAATGAATATTTTGATATTGTTCAACAAATATTCTCAGAAGATGGATTGACAATTGGGCCTTTAAGGATACAATGTTCTGAAGCCTTGTCGGTTCAAATTAAAAGTGTAGAGTCCGGAATCAAAATAATTTTTTCTGACCGCAAGCCAAAAGTAACACTGCAAAAAATTATAACATTTTCAGTGTCTATAAATGCCATCCATTTTTCTCAGAATGGAGGTGTGTTAGAAATAGATCATTTTCCAGATCTTCCTTTCTCGTATAATCAAATATTAAAATAAATATGGTTGATAGATATGCCAGCAGAAATAAAAAACTGCTGGTATTTTTTTCCGTTTTGAAGAAAGTTGAATATGCAAGTAGTTAAGAGAAATGGTAAACACGAGAATTATAACGTTGAAAAAATTCATCAAGTATTAGAGTGGGCAACCGAAGGCATTAATGGCGTATCATTTTCTGACATTGAGATGAATGCAAATCTCTCGATTTATGATGGCATTGGTACTCAGGAGATTCATCAAACCTTGATCAAATCGGCAAATGATTTAATATCAGAGCAATCTCCAAATTATCAGTACGTTGCGTCAAGACTGCTTAATATGAATTTAAGAAAACAGGTATGGAATTCTAATACCCCACCTGACTTTCTACATTTTATTCAAGTAAAGATTGATAATGCTGTTTATGATCCAGCCATTTTAAACAAATGGTCAGTAGACGATATAAATAAAATTGCGTCCTATATCAACCATAAACGCGATGACCTGTATACTTACTCTGGCCTACAGCAGATGGTAGATAAGTATCTTGTTAAGAATCGTTCAACTGGTGAAATTCATGAGACACCACAATTTGCATATATGCTTATTGCTATGTGTCTATTTGATAACGTAAAAGAAGTCAAAGACGCCTATGATGCTTACTCTACCTTTAAGGTAAACTTGCCAACTCCTATCATGGCTGGCGTCCGCACTACGATTCGCCAGTTCGCCTCCTGCGTCCTTGTAGATGTTGGCGACGATCTTGATAGTATCTTTGCCTCAGTCCACGCAGTTGGACGCTATACCGCACGCAGGGCTGGTATTGGCCTTAACTTTGGCCGTCTACGTCCAATCAATTCGCCAATCCGTGGTGGAGAAGTAATTCATACGGGCTTGATTCCTTATCTGAAAACTTTTGAGTCCACTGTCAAGTCTACTTCACAAAATGGCATAAGGGGGGGAAGTGCCACGGCTCATATTCCATTCTGGCATTATGAAATTGAAGATATTATTGTTCTCAAGAACAATGCTGGCACTGACGATAATAGAGTAAGAAAACTTGACTATTCTATTCAGTTTAATAAACTGTTCTATGAACGGCTAATAAATGGTGAAGATATTACGCTGTTTAGTCCAAATGAAGCTAAGGGTTTATATGATGCTTTTGGGGATAATGAAAAATTTGAAGAACTTTATACAAAGTATGAGCGATCACGCAATATTACATTTAAAAAGAAAATTCCCGCAAAAAAGTTAGCAGAAATTTATGCCCGTGAACGTCTGGAAACGGGACGTATCTATAGCATGAATATTGACAATGCGAATACGCATGGCTCATGGGATGTTCCTGTATATATGAGTAACCTTTGTATTTCTGGAGATTCGGCTGTAACCGTTGAAGTAAATGGTAGATTATGTACAATTCCTATTAAGGAAGTGGTTGAAATGTTTGAAATGGGTAGTGAAATAAAGATACTATCTTTTGATGAAGAACAGAATCAAGACTGCTTCTCGAAGGTATTAAACGCCGGTCGTATTGCCGAAGAAGCAGAGGTAATAGAAATTTATGATGAAGAATCTGGATTCTATTTAGAATGCACAGAAGATCATAAAATCTTCACTGAGAACAGAGGATATGTTAAAGCAGGTGAGCTAAATCCAGAGGATAAACTAAAAATCTTTACCTAATTTTAGGCTGTATGGTGTATAACTTCTATAGAGATACGGCAACCATTTTTTCTATAGGAGTAAATATGTATATTGTTTACAAAATAACATTTAAAACAACTCAAAAATCATACATTGGATATACAAGTAAGGGTCTTTTAGCAAGAATGCATAAGCACGTTAAGGATGCCGCTGCTGGTAGAGATTCACATTTTTACAAGGCGTTGAGATTATATGGAATCTCTGATTGTATTTTTGAAACACTTTTTGTTTCAGATAATAAACAGGAGGCATTGAACAAAGAAAAAGAACTAATAAAACAGTTTGATACAATAGATAATGGCTACAATATAGCACAAGGAGGGACTGGTGGATGGGTTATCCCAGACTCAAAATATAAAAGATGGGCAAAATCCATAGAAGATAGGACACAGGGAAGAAGCAATCCAAATTTTTCAGGAGTATCTAATCAGAAAATACTAGATCATGCCGAGGCTTTCTTTAAAGAAAGCGGTAATAAATTTATCCGTACACATTGGCAGAAATATTGCAAAGATCATGGTTTGCCACAAAGTTATACAAAGTTCAGATTTGGTGGTGGATACGAAAATTTCTTAAAAGCCTTTAAACAACATTTGGATTCAGAAGAGATTGAATATTCAGAACAAAGCTTCTTTTTAACAAAAGAAGAAAGATACACTCCAGAATTTAGTAAAAAAATCAGTAATACATTGAAAGATAGACATGCTCAAAATCAAAAGAACACAGAAGAAAATCCCGGTATATGACCTAACTGTAGAAAATACTCATAACTTTTATGCAAATGGGATTCTACTGTCGAACTGCCAGGAAATTATACACCCTACAAAGCCAATAAGTAATATTGAAGACTCAGAAGCTGAAATTGGCATTTGTATGCTATCTGCTATTAATCTTTTAGAGGTGAATAGCGATGAAGACATTCAATTCGCTTGTTCGGTAGCAATTAGATCTCTTGATTCGGTCATTGATTATCAAGATTATCCAGTTGCCGCCGGTGAAAACTTCACTAAAAATAGAAGATCTTTAGGGATTGGTATTACAAATCTTGCTGGATTTTTGGCTAAGCACAAGGTATTCTATTATGATATTGCGGCACTTTATCTCATTCATGAGACAATGGAGAAAATTCAATGGCATTTGCTAAATGAATCTTGTAAACTTGCCGAAAAATATGGTGCATGTCCAAAGTTTAATGAAACAAAGTACGCTCATGGACTTCTTCCAATTGATTGGTACAAGAAAACTGTTGATAATCTTGTAAAACCTACTTATAATATGGACTGGGAGGATTTGCGTGAGCGAATTAAGAAATATGGCCTTAGGCATTCTACTGTCTCTGCTATTATGCCTTGCGAGTCTAGCAGTGTTATTCAAAACAGTACTAATGGAATTGAACCAGTAAGAAGTCTACTATCATATAAAAAAGCAAAGAACGGCATTCTAAAACAGATTGTTCCAAATTATGCACATCGTAAAAACTATTACACTCATGCTTGGTCTATGCCGGACAATAAAGGCATGATTAATATTGCCGCAGTTATACAAAAATTTGTTGACATGAGTATTAGTCTTAATCTATACTATAACTATATGAATTACCCAGAAGGTAACATACCTTTAAGTGTACTAATTAAAGATCAAATTTATTGCTATAAAATGGGAATTAAAAATTTATACTACTGTAACACTCCAGATTCTGATGGAGATACAGAAAAAGACACAAATTGTGCTGGTGGAGCATGTTCTATATGAGAGTCATATTAGAATTAATAGAATGGTTCCTCATAGGCTTCGTTGCTGGTTTGCTTTTGTTAATTATATCTGATTACTGGAGGATGTTATGGGTTTAATATTTTTATCTAAGTTTTTAAAAGTTCCCAACAAGAATAAACATATTAATGCGGAAGAGTTTTATTACTATATTAAAAGCACATCAGGAGACGATTATTTATTTACGTCTTCTGCTCTATCTGAAGCTAATAATAGAGCCATGAGAAATAAGGAAGATATTCCTGCTGGCGAATTATCAAGAAATCCTGCAAAAATAATTGAAGCTCTTGAAGCATCTTCTAAAGAGAACTCTGAACTATATCTTGAATTAAATGCAGTTAATCAAGAAAATTACAATCTATTTAAACGTGTTAGAACTTATAAAATTGTATCGCTGCTTCTTTCCGCAGCATTAGTTTTTGAATGTATTCGATTGATTTGGAGTTAAAATGAAGACTATTTTGAATAAAAAAAATGTAGATTATATGAAACAGCCCTTATTTCTAGGAGAAGATCTATCTCTCCAGAGATATGACAAATTCAAATATCCTGTGTTTTTTGATCTGTTTAAGAGGCAGATGGAATTTTTTTGGAGACCGGAAGAAATTGAATTAAAAAAAGACCGCAATGATTTCAAGGATGATAATATTATGTCTGAGAATGAGCGGTTCATTTTTACCAGCAATCTTAAATATCAAACTATGATGGATAGTGTCATCTGTCGTGGAGTTCCTACGCTTCTTGAATATGTATCAAATCCAGAACTTGAAGCATGTATGAAAACTTGGGAATTTTTTGAGCAGATTCATAGCTATAGCTATACTTACATTATCAAGAATGTCTATAATGATCCGTCTGAAATTCTTGATAGCTGTCTAACTGATAAGGAAATTCTTAAAAGAGCAGACGTTGCTATTAAGGAGTATGACGCATTAAATAAAATCACTAAAAGTAAAAGCCATGTCGATCTAAAAAAGCAAATATATCTTACGCTTATTAGTATTAACATTCTAGAAGCTGTTAGATTCTATGTTAGCTTTATCTGTGCATTTGCTTTTGCTGAAAATAAAAAAATGATCGGCAATGCAGATATTATTAAACTAATTAAACGAGATGAGGCACTACATCTTTATAATACTCAAGAGATCCTGAAGATTCTACATAATGTAAAAGATGAAGGATTTATTCAAGTCGCCAAAGAATGTGAAGAACTTGCTTGTGGTATGTTTGATTCTGCGGCACGAGAAGAAAAAGAATGGGCTTCCTATCTATTTAAAGACGGATCTATTATTGGACTTAACGAAACGGTTATGCATCAGTATATTGACTGGCTATGCCATTCTCGACGTAAAGCAATTGGGCTACCATATGAAACAGGCATGAAGAATCCTATCTCTGGATGGACCGAGCCTTGGCTTAATAGCGAGGCAGTACAGGTAGCTCCTCAGGAACATGAGATTACATCTTATAAAATCGGTGCTAGTACAAACGATTTGGATGAAATGGATTTTGGAGACTTAGGGTTATGAAGACACCTGATGATATAATCTTTGGAGATGAAGTATATGTACAAACATTTCCTGTAGAATACACATCAACTAAAAAAGGACTAAAATTAATGGAAAATTATAATATTATTGATCTAATTGAAAAAGTCGTTGACTGGCACCATGCCCGTAATTTAATTGATGGGGCCACAGATAAAGATCAATTTTGCAAACTAATGCAAGAAGCTGGTGAATTATCTGACAATATCTGCAAGAAAAGAGATGTGTCTGACGACATTGGTGATATGATAGTAGTTCTTATCAATATAGCAGAAAGAAATAAGCTAACATTAGTTGAATGCTTGCAGAAAGCATGGAATGATATTAAAGACCGTAAAGGCAAAATGGTAGATGGCGTTTTTATTAAAGAATAATATCTAGTACTTAGAAAGTAAGTTATGCCAATTCCACAAAGAAAAGAAAATGAAGACAGAACTGATTTTTTATCGAGATGTATGTCTAATCCAAAAATGAATGAAGAATATCCAGACAACTCGCAAAGATATGCTATATGTCAGCAGGCCGCAAATGGAAACATAATTCAACAAGCATCTGATAGCTATTATGAATCTACATTCGGTTCTGAAGAAATCATATATGATGAATCTTTAATGTACATTCCTTTAGAAACTGAATATGTAGATTTTGGAGAAGAATCCGAAGATTATTCCATCGCTGTACAATATGGCAAGCCTCCAAAGAATGATCCAAGAAAAACTCCAGCACCTAAAAAAGATCAAAAGAAGGGTTCCAAAAAGAATAAGCCCGATAGTGCTAAAGACGATAAGGGTAAAATTACAC